ACAACATCATCGATATAGGGCTTAGAATGCTAACGCCTCGGGAACTCGCAAGGGCTCAAGGGTTCCCCGATGATTACAAACTAGAGTTTGACTATCGGGGAAAGAAATATTCAATCAAGGAGCAAGTTAAGAGAATTGGTAATAGCGTAGTGCCGGCAATGGCTAGGGCATTAGTAACTGCTAATCTAGTCGATAGTGTGGCAGAAAGGGCAAAGGCTTAACATGGATGAACGAACTCGGCTAAAATACTTAGAAATAGCCTCTAAGAGTTTGGCGGAAATTATTAAAACTGTTTTGGTGGAGCATGGGGAAATGACGAAATTAGAAGCGGAGCTGTTTCTTATGGAAGCGTTGCGGGCACATGTAAGACGTGCGATAAAAAAGGCGATAAATAATGCAAAGGGGTGGCGAGAATTATGGCACGCCATAAAGTTTGCGTGGGCAATTAGGCAAACTAGAAAGAAAATAGCGGAGGAGTTAAATGACTAGAGCGTATAATGACCCTACAGGCGATGAGGCAGTTAAGCGGATATGTAACGAAGAGAATAGGCTAGAGATTGTTATCAAGATTATAAAACTCACTTGCAAACTCGGTGGGTTTAGGCTGCTGAATAGAATCAGCCTTATGGATGATACGAGTAAAAGGCGATACGACTAGGAGGGTAAATGACAGGATTGGAAGCACTAGAACACGTCAAAACGGTAAAAGACGAACTCAAACACCTTGAATGTGTTATTGAGGAATTGTGGCTCAAATTATTCTCGATAAAGGCGGTTGATTATGGCAAAGAGCCAATTCAGAGTGGCGGGGTAAAAGATTTATCGGATCAAGTGGCAGAATTTGAAGAGCGACTAGAAGAATTAGAGACAAAACGCCGAGCAAGAGAGGCTTATATTGACGCCGTTGAGTCGATGATTGAACAAGTTAGACCGGCACGCCTTAAGATGCTATTACATTTGCGATATATCAACGGTAAGAGTTGGGAATATATCGCCGATAAGCTTGAATTGTCTAGACAGTGGTTATATGAGGAGTTAAGACCGCAGGCACTAGAAGAATTTGATAAGATTTTGAAAAATGGTTTACAAAAGTTTACAGAAGTTTACAAGCGAACTATAGTATAATATAGATGTACAAAAGCCCGCAGGCGGACTCGCGAAAAACCGCCGGGGCTTTTAGCTCCTAAGCAAATACAATACCACAAGACAGAAAGGCATCCGAAAGGGTGCTTTTTTGTATTACTTACAATCTACTTAAAACTACTTGAAACTACTTGAAAGGAGGCTTGTAATGGCAAAAGGTAAATATCAAGAATGGCTTGAGCCTGATAAGCTATTGCTGTTACAGGCTTGGGCTCGCGACGGGTTTACTGACGAACAGATTGCTACTAAGATTGGAATTTCAAAGCAAACTTTTTATGATTGGAAGAAAAAGTATCCTGACTTTTCTGACTCCCTAAAAAAGGGAAAAGAAATAGTCGATATTCAAGTTGAGAACGCCTTATTGAAGAGGGCATTAGGGTACGAGTATGTAGAATATTCAGAAGAATGCAGTGAAGATGGTATTAAGAAAAAGAAAATAGTTAAACATGTAATGCCTGATACCACAGCTCAAATCTTTTGGCTTAAAAATAGACGGCCTGTTTTATGGCGTGATAAGCGTGATGTAGAGATGAGTGGTAATATCAACAATCCATTTGAGGGTGTAAGTACGGCCGACATAAAGAAGTTGATTCAAAATGAATAAGGACGTCATTATTAAACAGGCAAAATTAGAGCTCGCTAGACGCGAGTTTTTTTATTATTGCCACTTAATGGCACCGGACTTTTACAAATCGGATAGAGAGTATTTAGTAACGCTATGCAATGAATTACAATCATTTTTCGATAGTAACGAGCATAACGTACTAATCATGAATATGCCACCGCGGCACGGTAAGAGTAGAACGGCTCAATTATTTGTACAGTGGATTTTAGGAAATGACCCGACGCAAAAGATCATGACGGGCTCATATAACGAAACACTATCGACGATGTTTGCTAAGAATGTCAGAAATGCAATTCAAGAGCAAAAAGCCGATGAGGATATTGTTGTATATCGTGATATATTCCCCGGTAGGGCGATAAAACGCGGCGATAGCACCATGAGTTTATGGTCGTTAGCCGGACAATTTAACTCATATCTAGCGACGTCGCCGGGCGGTACTGCTACCGGTTTCGGCTGCTCGCTGATGATAGTCGATGACATTATTAAAAACGCCGAAGAAGCCTATAACGCAAATGTCAAAGAGCAACATTGGGAATGGTTTACAAACACCATGCTTTCTCGATTAGAAGAAAACGGCAAAATTATATTAATTATGACCCGTTGGGCGAGTGATGACTTAGCCGGACGGGCTATATCGCATTTTAAGCATGATACTAAATTTAAGCCTAAAATTATCACGATGAAAGCCTTACAAGACGACGGGCACATGCTATGCGATGAAGTGCTATCGTATGATAGCTACTTGGCGAAGAAAAGAGCCATGGGCGAGGATATAGCAAGTGCTAACTATCAGCAAGAACCTATCGACTTAAAAGGGTGCCTATATACGACACTCAAGACATACGGTTCTCCGCCGGTTAATGATTGCGGACAAAGTTTATTCACTGAAATCAAGAACTATACCGACACCGCAGACGAAGGCGAAGATTATTTATGCAGTATTTGCTACGGCGTGTATAACAAAGAAGCCTATATATTGGATGTCTTATATACCAAAAAAGGCATGGAAATAACAGAACCGGCAATGGCTCGAATGCTTGTACAAAATAGGGTAAATGTGGCTGATATTGAAAGCAATAACGGTGGCCGAGGTTTTGCGCGGTCTATTACTACGATATTGGCTAATCAATATCAAAATAACAGATGCTCAATTCATCCGTTCCATCAAAGCCGGAATAAAAAGGCTCGAATATTATCAAATTCAACTTGGGTAATGGAACACATTTACTTCCCTGTTAATTGGCGAGATAAATGGCCAGAGTTTTATGATGCTGTTACAAGGTATCAGCGGGAAGGTAAAAATAAACACGATGACGCCCCGGATGCATTGACAGGCGTAGCGGAATACTGTTGTATGGGTGGTATACAGGGCGGTCATATTAATACTTACTAAGGAGGGCCATAATGGCGACAAATCGAAAGAATGAAATGTATAAGCTGTTGCATGACGCCTACTATGGCGACGGGCAATTCTACGACGGCTCGGCATTGATTAAGCATGCGAGGGAATCGAATAAGAATTACGCACGGCGTAAGAAATTGGCGTATTATCTTAACTATGTCGGGCCGATTATCGACAGCACTGTATTGCCGGTATTTAATGATGAGATTAAGCGAGATTATCGCGACACAGCGAAATTTAAAATGTTTCTTGATAACGTTGACCGAGTAGGCACTAACTTACAGGACTTCATGAGCCGGCAAGCAGTCGCCGCCAAACTATATGGCGTTGTATATATTCTCGTAAATAACGAGGCAACACTCGGCGAATCAGAGGCTGACGATTTAAACATGAGGGCGTTGCCATTTCTCATGGCGATTGAGCCAAAGAATGTAACCGGGTGGCACTTCAATGAGCGAGGCCGGCTAATTGATTTCAGTTATGAGGGTGTTTACTACGACGATGACGGCTATCATGTGCGTAAATATAAATGGACGATTGACAGTTGGGAAGTGCGAGATGAACACGACCAATTATTAAGGAGCGGCAATAATAATCTCAAACGAGTGCCTATTGTGCAGTGGTTTGGCAGAAATACAGACCCTCGGCGAGTCTTACCGGCGCCGGAGTTTATTTCAATCGCTAAGACTAACTATCATATCTACCATTTGTGCAGTTTGCTCAGTCAAATCAGCGATAATCAAGCGTTTAACATCTTAACTATGCAGAGTGCGGGCACTAACATGACCGATGTAACAATCGGCACCAATAACTTGCTATTATATCCTTCTGACACAAATGCACCTCAATTTATTGCGCCGGATTCGGGACCCGCTGAGGTGCTCATGGAGCAAATCAAAAACTTAGTCGGTGAGATGTATCGCATGAGCGGTTTAAATAGCGTCATTGGCGTTGAATCGGCGAAGTCTGGACTTGCCAAGAAGTGGGATTTTGAGCGGACGAACAAGAACCTTGTTAACTTTGCCGTGCAGTGCGAAAAGGCGGAAAAGGCAATTATTACCCTCTATGAAATGTGGGCGGGTGAAACAGTCGATTATAAGTGCGAATATCCGCGAGACTTTAATATTGATGATGTGGCTGATTGTTTAGCACAGGCACAACAAGCATTTGATTTAGGCATTACAAGTAAGACGTTTAGTTTGGAAGTTGCCAAAAAAGTGCTTGAATCGTATATGCCAAACATTGACCCCGATATCTACGATGCTATCATTAACGAGTTGCAAGCCGCCGCCAATGATTTAGAGCAGTCAACCGCCTACGGGAGTGAGCTAGATGACGCCCAATCAAATGATTGATGCTTTTGAAAAGAGAATTAAAGAGTTGTTAGATAAGGGGTATACCCCAAAACAAGCCGTTGATATGGCGTATTTGGAGTATCCTATTATGAAACCCTTGCAAGACGAAGTGAAAAAGTCACTGCATCGAATTGCAGAGCAAGGTTATGGCGGTGTATTGGCGGCAAGCGTAATAAGTAAGGCGTTTGAAATGGTGTGGGCTCCCGATAAACTCACTCTATCGGAGCGTACGACTAAGGGAGCTAAGGCTGTGCGTGATATGGTGGCTAGCGTGCTACATCAACAAATGCTAAAGAACGCCAATTACAAGGCTAATGCACTCGCTTTGTTTGACGGTTATGGCTACGGCGGTATTATTCCGGAGCAAGATATACCGGACTTCATGCGAAAACTCGTTAAATTAAGCAATGGCCCGAATTATGATAAGCAAAAATACAGAAACGCCATGCGTCAAGTTGAACGATATATCCGACAGCTTAACACGCAAGGCATGAAATACGCGTATAACAAGGTGCTACAGGCGATTGAATCACGCAACAATGAGGCTTTGTTTAAGGCGGTGCATGTGGCGACACAAGAACGAACTCGGTATTTTGCTGAACGTATCGCACGCACTGAACGAGCAAGGGCATATATTGACGGTTTTTTAGCTAAATGGCAAAACGATGAGGATTGCGTGGCGTATCAATGGAAATTGTCGACGGCACACCCTACTCATGATATATGCGACTTGTATGCTAATGCTGATTTGTACGGCCTTGGAAAAGGTATATATCCTAAGGATAAGGTACCAACTATCCCCGTGCACCCACACTGCATGTGCCGGCTCAAGCCTATATTTAAAGGGCAAGTGCCGGATGAGCCTAGCGAACGCATTGAAGAAGGTGGACGTGAATATATTAATACACTTACTCAACGGCAGAAAGAGCAATTGTTAGGTGTGTATGGTAGTAGAGAAGTCGAGGCAGGGGTGTCATGGACTCTAAAAGCAAGGGCTTATAATGGTACAAAATTAGAAGGTCGCATAATTATCCCTGAATCATTGAGAAATCATATGGTAGATGGTAAAATTAATATAGAAGAGTTTGCTAAACGAATGACAAATGAAACGGATGAGCAATTTGAAGAAAGAATATGGGATTATATCAAATCGCCTTTTTGTAAAAAGCAGTTTACGCCTAGACAGGATATACATTATAAGTTTTCCGATGGATATCAAGAAGGGAAAAGCTACTATAGTAGTGAACTAGAGCTGTCGGAAATAATTAGGGCACTTTATCTTGGAAAATTGCAAATGACATTGAAAGGGGATTGGAGTAAAAAAGTAGCTATATTTTTGCCAAGGGCTAATGGTGTATTAATTAAAGCAAACCAAGAGTTGGTGGTAAAATATGCTACTGTACACTTATCTAATAGAGGGCTCCATGTTATACCGAGAAAGGATGATATAAAATGATTAAAGAATCTGAAATAGAAAAGTATATGGGGCGGATAGTTAGGCTTATTGGGGTTGAAGGAACAGAGCTTGAAGGTCGCATAATTAACATGGAAGGTAGTAACGATAGCGACAACGGACAATATTGTCTTGTTTTACAGGTTGATGGCAAAAATACAGAATATGGAATATATCAAAATGAAATACAATCAATTGAAGTTATTGATTAACCGCTTACTTAGGTAGGCGGTTTTTTCATGCCCTGTGCAGTGTAGCACACGGGCATTTTTTATTGGTAAAAACGGTGGAGACCGTTTTATGTATTACAGTCATTTAAATACGGAGGTTGAGAAATGACATTAGCAGAGTTATACACAAAGCTCGAAGGATTGGAAAACGGTAGCGAATATGTATCGGCGATTAAAGCAGAAGTTGCAAAATTAAGCAATGAAGCAAAAGAACATCGGGAAGGCAAGCAAGCGGCGGAGGCTAAACTTGCTAAATTGACCGAGGAGCGTGATGGCTTAAGTGTGAAATTATCCGAATTTGAAACGGCGGAGGCCGGCACAGACAAGGAAATGGCGACGCTCAAAAAGCAAGTGGAAGCCTTAACGAAACGTTCGGAAGAGGCTGAAAACGCACGCAAAGAAGCCGAAAGTAAACGCATTAAGGCCGACATCCAATCGCAATTTGTAGACGCGTTTACCAAGAACAACGCAATGGATCCGCAACTATTCGCGCAAATGGCCGCCGACAAAGTAACAGTGAGTGAAGATGGCTCATATAGCTACATTAAGGACGATGGCACAACCGGCACTATTCAGGATTACGCGGCCGAATTTCTCAAGGGCAAGCCTTGGGCGGTTAAAAGTACGCAAAACGCCGGTAGCGGTGAATCGGGCGGGGCAAGCGGTGCGAGTGGTAACGACGTACAACAAGAATTTGAAAAGGCATTAGGAATTTAAAGAAAAAAAGAAAAGAGGTAAAAAATTATGGCAATTAACACATTGGAAATGGCTAAATTGTTTCAACAGTCTCTCGACAAACAAATGTTGGTCGGGGCTACATCCGGTTGGATGGAAGCGAACGCATCTCAAGTTAAGTACAACGGCGGCGACACGGTGCGTATGCCAAAAATCACTACATCCGGCTTGGCAACCTATAGCCGTGATGAAGGGTTCAATCAAGGCTCTGTAACCTTATCCTATGATGACTACAAATTAACTCAAGACCGTGGCCGCACGTTCCATTTGGACGCAATGGACATTGATGAATCTAACTTTGTCGCAAGTGCCGGCAATGTAATGGGCGAATTTCAGCGCTTACAGGTAATTCCGGAAGTTGACGCTTACCGTTATTCTCGTATTGCTGCACTCGCTAAAACGGCAAAACACGAAACAGCGGGCTTTACACCGACCGCCGCCAACATTTTGGCAAAACTTGATGAAGAAATTACCAACATTCAGGATATTGTAGGCGAAGATGTGCCGCTTGTTATTTCTATGTCTACCCCTATCCGTAACATTTTAAATAGCGCCGATAAGATTGAGCGCTATATGTCTGTTACGGACTTCAAAGCCGGTGAAATCAATACTAAAGTACGTGCTTATAATGATATCCCTATCTTAGGCGTTCCTTCTGCACGCATGAAAACGGCGTATGTATTCGCTGACGGCAAAACTAGCGGACAGGAACAAGGTGGATTTAAAGCGGATGAAGCAGCAAAAGGCATCAACTGGATTATCATGGCAAAAAATGCACCTCTCGCCATCTCCAAAACTGACAAAGTACGTATTTTCACACCTGACATCAACCAAAAGGCGGACGCGTGGAAGCTTGATTATCGCAAATTCCATGACTTATGGATTCCGACCAACAAATTAGCCGGCGTATGGGTTAATACAGGAGCTTAATTATGGTCAGATTAGTTAGATTAAACGAGGTTCAGTATGTGCCATCTGAAAAGGTGGCACAGTACATTGAACAAGGCTTTATTATTGCTGAATTAGAACCACCTAAACCTATTGAAGAATCAAAACCAGAAGAGGTTGAAGAACCAAAACCTAAACGCAGAACAGCGAAGAAAGCAGTTGAGGCGGATGAGTAATACTCGGGATGCATTTAATAAGCGGCTTAGATTGGCGGTAAGAGAGGCTACAGTTTTAGTACGAGGCAAGGCTCAAGAAGACCACGATTACACATCACATTCGGGCGAGCTTGAAAAGTCGGTTGAAACTCGATTTATTAACAACGGGCTAACAGGTGAGGCGTACCTTGATACAAACATTGCCTCATATGCTTCATTTGTACATGAAGGCACGCCGGAACACGATATATTTGCCGTGAATAAGCGTTCGCTCCGATGGTTTGAAGGCAATGACGCTATATTTGCCAAATCGGTACGGCATCCGGGCTACAAGGGCGACCCATTTCTATATGACGCCTTGAAAAATAACAAAACTCGCATTGATGAGATATTCGCTAAGCATACAGAAAGGGCGGTGAGCGACATTGCAAGCACTATACGAGGTAGAACTTATACGTTTAAGTGATGATTTACTCGGTCAGAATATCACTGACGACATCATGGAAAAGGCCGAAAAGTGGCTCGCATATTTCGCCGCCTCTCTTGATGTTAAATTTGAAGAAATTGTACCGAGTTTTATAATCACGGAACTCATCACGGCGTACGCTATGCGTGAGGTGTGCATCAAAAAGTCATACGGGGCTAATGCTCCCGTGTGGGGCAACTCGACGCAGAAAACTGGCACGCTTGACTATTTCGGGCAGAAATTGAAGTTTTACGAGGCTAGAATCAAGGAATTAGAGAACCGTATTACGCCGGCTGACCTAACAGGCAATAAGGCGGGCAAGAACGGCTATAGGTCAGTGGAATTATACAGGGGGTAGGGTATGTTATTCTATGAAGGACTTCACTACATCGGGGACGAACTCGCGAAACGTTGCGATGATGTTAATATTGTGTATGGATTTAGGCACCCTACGACCTTAAATCTGTCGGAATCAAGCCAAGTCTTTGATTTGTATCGCGATAGCGAGGATGAGGACTATATCAAAATGGCGGTTGCCTTATGGGTGAGGGATGATAACCCCGACCTTGATAGCGGTTATGCGAAACTCGCCGAATTAGAACGTCGCTTTTTTGATGCGATTCAAGCGATTAATGAGGAATTGTGGGCGTTACAGGGTGAAGGCTTGTTTATCGCTGATAACGTCCAATTATTAACGATTGAAGTAGGAACTACCGCAGGGGCAACGGAAAGTTTATGGCCTTTGTTTGGGTCAGAAACTAAGCTCAATTTGCGGATTTATAAACATAGGGAGGTAAGTAATGGCTGAAACGAAACTAACTACTACCACGGAAACAGAACCGAAAGGAGTAATGAGAACTATGACAACTGGAAAGAAAAAAGCGTTAGCACCGGCAACAGAAGCCGTAATGGCTACGCTTGGGAAGAATTATTTAATTTACATTAATACCGGCACCAACGAAACAACCGGCGCTGAATGGACCTTGTTAGGGGGGCAGCGCAGTGGCGACTTAAGCCGTAAATCTGACAGCATTGACGCATCTCATAAGGGTGATGACGGCTGGAAGAGCACGTTACCGGGGCTCAAAGAATGGAGCATTGACCTTGAGACCTTGCTCATGGTAAATGACGAAAGGTTGGAAGCGCTTGACGAGGCTTGGCGTGCGGGGCAACGGGTACACATCAAATTTGAATACCCTAACAAATCCTACTATACCGGTTGGGCGTCTTGTACAGAATTGTCTATCGGTGCGCCACATGACGACGTGGCAACCTACAAGGGCACGCTTAACGGCGTAGGTCCTTTGTCTGAACTCAAAAAACCGTAAATGTGTATAATGCTGACCGGCTATAATGTCGGTCAGCCTCTTTTTTAGGAGGTTTTAAGTATGAAAAAAATCAAATGCGATTGGTTCGGCGAAGGTGAAGAACTGTATTTTAACATTATGCGATTAGCTGAATTTGAAAAGGCCATCGGGCGACCAATTCAACGCCTATTTATTGAGGGGTTCTTTTTAGATGATTTATTTATCGCCTATGAAATCGGCCTCCGTCATGAAGGGCGTCGCAAACCACAATTTTATATTAACAAGATTCAAGAATTGATGGACAGTAAAGACTTATCTATTGGCGAATTGATTGCCCCTGTCCAAAAGGCCTTAATTGCAAGCGGTGTAGCCGGTAAACAAGCATATTATGGAATGTTCCCCGAAGAACTTACCGACGACGAAAAGGATGAATTAGAGGCCGAAGAATCCGCAAAAAACTAGATAGGGGGCAACAAGCCCCCTCTTTTTTAAAATGGAAATCCATAAAAGAACGGGTGGCCTATAGCGTGCTACAACTCAAGCCGTGGGAGTTTGAGAGGCTTGATGTTATGGAATTAGAAAAATTAGAACGCGGTTTTAATGATAGAGAAAAGTATCGCGATCAAAAAGCTGCATTCTTAACAACGATACTTGCTAATGTGCATCTCAAGAAGGGCATCGATGTAAAAGACCTTATGAGGTCATTACATCCACCGACTAAGGTAGAGAAGATTAAGCAAGATATTGCATTTAAGAGGGAATGGAAAGAGGCCGAGGAGGTGGTAAGCGATGGCTGATACAAATATTCGGGTGCTAATTACAGGTAATTCAACTAGTGCCGAACAGGCGATTGATAGAGTCGGTAAGAAGGCTGAGCAAGTTTTAGGCGGCAAAATGCAAGGCATTGCATCTAAGGCGTTTGGCGTGGCCTCTATGGCCGGTGCGGCGGTTGGCGTTGGTATGATTGGCACCGCTATTGCAGATGTCGCCGCCAAGGCCACAGGATTGAGCGACAGACTCGCATTAACTAAATCACGTATCAACTTAATCAATGACGGCTCGCAAACAACCAACGAGCTCATGGATAAGATTTACGCATCCGCCGAACGTGCTAGAGGTTCATATTTAGATATGGCTGATAGCGTAGGCAAACTCAATATGCTCGCTAAGGATGCATTTAGTAGCAACGATGAGGCTATTGTATTTGTTGAGCAGATGAACAAGCAGTTTAAAATTGGCGGTGCGTCAATTCAAGAGCAATCAGCGGCCATGTATCAATTAACTCAAGCCATGGCGGCGGGGCGGTTGCAAGGCGACGAATTCCGCTCAATTATGGAAAACGCCCCTATGCTCGCTCAAGCCATTGCCCAAGAAATGGGCGTATCGGTTGGGAAATTACGAGAAATGTCATCTGAGGGGTTAATTACAGCAGACGTTATCAAAAGTGCATTATTTAATTCAGTAGAGCAGACAAATGCTAAATTTGACGAATTGCCTATGACTTTTGAAGAAGTCGGCAATCAGCTCGCCAATAGTGCGATTGTCGCATTTCAGCCGGTTATGGATATGATGAAGGATACAACCGGCACGGAGGAATTTAAGGCAGTGCTTGCCGGTGTCGAAACAGGGCTTAAAGGCTTAGGTGTGGCGGCTCAAATTGGTGTATCGGCTATTGGTGGAGCTATAACCGCCGGTAGTAATATTGTCAGTCGCCTCGGTGCGGCCGTTAAGGCTACGGGCAGTATTATTGCGGCCTTTGGACCTCCGGCCATTGCAACCTTTGCCGGCGTAACATCTTATATAGTGGCTACTCGCATCGCAACGGCGGCCTTAGGTACTACCATGACGACGCAACAGGCTATCACTAAAGGGCTTGCAGTAGTTACAGGCTCATATAGGGCGGTGTTGTTTGGTATTACTACGGCAACTGCAACGTTTACAACAGGCTTAGCGATACTGCGTGCCGAGATGGCGTTTGTGCGGTCGATTACAGCCGCTACGGCAGTCGGTACTGGCATATTGCGAGCCGGATATGTTGCAGGCCGTGCCGGTGGGTTATTGTTTGCCGGCGGTCAACGCGTGCTTAATGCAGTATTAAAGGCTAATCCTATCGGTTTAGTTGTAACAGGTATTACAATCCTTATTACGGCTTTCGGAGCGGCAGAAGTCGCTAGTAGCGGCCTATCTCAAACTTTATCTAATGTTTGGGATAGCACCCTACATACGTCCGCTTGGGCGGTGAATCAGGTTATCGAGTTATTAAATACGCTCATTCGAGCATTTAACAAGGCCGGGCAAGCTATCGCCGGCGCCTTTGGTAAGTCTTTCGAGGGCGTTCAGGAATTTAACAAAATTAGCCCGGAAAGCGTGCAACAGTTTGCTGATGCAAGTAAAACGTTCGCTAGCAAGATGTTTGACATGGGCGATATTCCCGAGCCCGGTGAAATTGATATCGGCGGTGGCGGTGGCGAGGCTCCCGATGTTGGCGGTGGCGGCCGCGGCGGTGGTGGCGGTAAATCACAAGGCAGCCAAGCCGTTGAAGAGGCTAGACGAACCCACGAGGCCATTCTTGATAGTTGGCTCGATATGTTCGGCAAGCAATCCGACCTTGTGGACAGATGGCTAGCTAAAGAACTCGAAGAACTCGACAAATCAAAGGCGAATAATGCGAATTATGAAGAAGATAAAACGCGGCTCATGGAAATGTACGCTAAGAAACGCGAACAGGCCTTATATGAAGAGGCAAAACGAGCCCGAGAAATTCAAAATTCTGTTCGTGATATGTCTAGAGAATTCAATATCGGCTTGCAAACCAAAGATTCAACCGGTGCGGAATCACCGCTTACTAAACTTGCTAATGATTACGAAGAAACCATTAATGAAATCAAAGACAAATGGCAAGGCTATTCTGACGATTACGCGGCCATGACGAAACGCGACCAAGAAACCTATATAGCAAGTCTTAAAGCTCAAGGCGTGGCGTTTGAACTCACGAAGGATAATGAGTTGAAGTTTACCGAGCAAATTAATGCTCTGAAATGCGCCGCCGATGAAGAATACGCCAATAAGCGGGCTGAATTGATGCGAACCCAAGCCGAGGAAGAATGGGCGATTAATGAGGCTATGCGAACTCAAAACTTCGAGGCGTTGCAACAGGCACTCACTGATGAGTATGTTGCCGCTAAGGCTAATTACGACCTCAAGAAGGAAATGATGGAGGAATACCTGAATGCAGTCATGGAATCACATTGGAGCGCCCAAGAAGTTATGTTTAATGCAATAAACGCTGGCTTAGATAGTATGTCCGAAGGACTATCTAGCGTATTACAAGGTACTAAGGGTGTTATGACTATGTTTGAAAATATGGGGAAAGCCGTGGTTAAAACTTTAGCAGATATGGCGGCTAAATGGATTGCCGAGCAACTCAAACAAATGATATTTGGCAAAATGCTTCAATCACAACAAACGGCGGCTAGTGTGGCGGCGGCTAATGCTCAACTCGGGCCGTGGACACAATTAGCTCAACAAGTTTCGATGGCTACATTCGGGGCAAGTGCTACGATGGGTATGACCGCATGGAGTACGGCAACCGCGGCCGGTCAAGCTCAAACGGCGGCACTTAGTGCGGCCGGAGGTAGTTTATTCGGTGACGGTAGCATGACATCCGGATTACACACGTTCAAGCCTAACCTTGGCGGTAATTTGACAGGGTTAGCAGATGGCGGCCTTGCATATGGCGAAACCTATGCACGCATTGCCGAGGGTAAATATCCGGAGGCAGTTTTACCGCTCTCCGAAAATGTATTCGATCAAATCGGCGACGGCATTGCTCGCAGTGAAAACGGCGGCGGTAATGTTACTTTGCACATCACAACTATGGACGCAGAATCCTTCATGTCTTGGCTTAGCTCAAAAGGCGGGCAAGTTATCAAACAATACTTATACGACGGCAATCGTGAATTTACGGCAGAAACGGGGGTATGGTGATGAAGAAATTCCCGGCAATCAAATCCCTCGAATGGAAATCAACAAAATCGCAAAAGTGGAATACTATTGTCAAGACGTCGGGTGCGGGCAAAATCCGTACTCTGACTACTTGGCAACGGCCACAATACACAATCACAACGGCGTTTGCTTATTTGACGCCGGAACAATATCGTGAGATTATGGGCTTTTTCGCCTCGATAAAAGGCGGACATGAACCATTCTTATGGCTTGACCCCGAGGACTACGAGGAAAAGGGTATACAACTCGGCACAGGTGCAGAGGGCAAGTGGCAAGCCGTGCGTAAATTCGGCGATTACCTCGAGCCGGTGGAGCACATCGAAAACGTTACGCTATACGCTGACGGCAAGCCGATAAGCATTGCCCGAATCGATAAGGGCTTAATTACTACAAGTCAGACTATAAGCCCTACGGCGGTTATTACCGCCGATTATACCTATTATTGGAAGGTAAGGCTAAGCGGCGATGAATTTACTGCGGAATTAGTCTATAAGAATATTTATAAGTCTAAAAGTATGAAGTTGGTGACGGTACAATGAAACAAGTAAGCGAAACACTATCGGCACATTTGAATAATGAAAAGTCATTCTTAAGCTGTGACCTCTATGAGTTAGTTTTGAAAAGTGGAGTATTGTATTATTGGGCGGTTACTGATACCGATGTTAAGTTGGGCGGTAAAACCTACCGCTCAAACGGTCCGATTATTACTCGCAATCAAATCAAGACAAGCTCAACCGTGTCAGTGGACAAGTTAACTGTAACAATTAACTGTACTCTCGACGATAAAATCGGCGGCGTGCCTATTATGGCGGTGGCTCATAATGGCGGTTTTGATGGGGCTACTCTTAAACTTAGACGGGCATTTTTTAACGCTAAGGGCGTGATTGACGCTATCGACCTATTTGAGGGCGTTGTTGAGGTTAAGAAGGGCGGCGGCTTGACGTTGCAACTCGATGTTAAATCGACAGTGCAAAAGCTCAATGTTGAATATCCGATACGTCGATACTATCCGCAGTGCCCTTACTGTATTTATGACGCCGATTGTGGCGTTGATATTAATAAATACCGTAAACGGGTACGAGTTACCTCTGTTATTGACGCTCATAATGTGCAATTTAACACTACATTTAGTAATGGGTATTATGACGCCGGCGGCATCGAATGGCTTGACGGGGCATTAGTCGGGCAAGTTACTCAAATCATGCGTAGTGCCAACAATCGCATTATGTATATGACCGCCTCTGACGCCATGCCACAAATCGGCAACGAGGCCTATATATATCCCGGCTGTGATAAGACGCCGCAAACTTGCAAGGATAAATTTAACAATTTCAATCGCAACAGGGCGACGCCGTATGTGCCACTAAAGGAATCGATACGATGAAACAGGGCGAACTAATAGCAACAACCGCCCTCACATGGGTAGGCACGCCATACATGAATTATGCTATGGTAAAAGGCCGTGGCGTTGACTGTGCTCATTTAATTCTAGGGGTACTCTTAGAATCGGGCTTATTGCACGATGGAGATTTAAGGATAGAGCAATACTCGAATGAGTGGCACTTGCACCGTTCAGAGGAAAAGTTTATAAAGCACATACGAAAAATCGCTTATGAAGTGGATAGCCCACAGATAGGCGATTTTCTATTATATCAATACGGGCGATGCGTCAGTCATGGAGCTATATTAGTCGCTCCGGGCGTCGTTGCTCATGCATTTGTCGACCAAGGCGTGATTTTGTCGAAACTCGATGATGTGCTATTTTACGATGCCAAAGGCCGGCACCGATTGCGGCATATTTACAGATTTAACGGAAAGGGGGAAACCTAATGGGCTTTTTATTCGGTGGCAAAGGAACCACCACAAGAGCCGATAAATTGGGCGACTTTCAAATCAATAGTGCCTCGTATGGCGAAGTAGTGCCCGACATCTTAGGAACTACTCGCGTTAGTGGCAACGTCATTTATTGGGATGACTTCACGGCTCACGAGCACAAGCAAACGCAACGAGCCGGCAAGGGTGGCGGTTCAAAGCACACCAACATTACTTACACTTATACGGTGGCGGCTGCTATTGCCTTATGCGAGGGCCCTATTCAAAGCGTTGGCAAGGTGTGGGTTGACAAGGAAGTATTTGATTATCCTAACCCAAACATCCAACTTACATTATTCAGCGGATCACTTGGGCAATCTCCATGGCCGTATGTTGTCGGTAAGCACCCCGAAAAAGCGTTACCATATTCCGGACTTGCCTACATGGCCGGCGTTGTTGACCTCGGCGACCGTGGTAGTCTACCGAATTACAATTTCGAGGTTCGTGGCAAACTCTTAAACACCGGCGACGGCGTTGATGTTAACCCAGCAGACTACATTTTGCATGTGCTTAAGAGTGCCGGCATGGGCGACGTACAAATTGACGGAATAGACAATTACCGCCGATATTGTGCGGCGGCTGATTTATTAATATCCTCACCGCCGAGCATGTCAGCCCAAAAGGCTCAACAAATCATCAATGACATAGCAGAAATGACAAACGCCTATCTATTTTGGAGCAATAACAAATTAAAGATTGTGCCATTAGCCGATGAACCTGTAGGCTCGTGGAGCCCTAACAAAGAAATCAAATACGATTTAGGCATTGACGATTTAATTCCGGGCTCCGATGGGCAACTTGTGTTATATTCTCGTAAGGATAGTAGCGAGTGTTACAACCAAGCAAGCGTCGAGTTTATTAATCGCTCCAATAGCTACGAGAAAGAAGTTGTATCGTTTGAAGTTGTGGCAGATGTGCAACGCAACGGACTACGGCCGGCAAGCGTTAAATCCGCTCATTATTTGTATACGAAAAAACGAGCCATGTACTTGGCGGAACAACTCGCCATGAAACAGTTATACGCTAAGAATCAGTACACATTTAGGCTCGATTGGGCGTTTTGTCGATTAGAACCGGGCGACCTTGTTACATTGACTGATGAGATTTGTCAGTTGAATAAGCAAGTTGTAGTTATTACCGCCGTCAACGAGGCAAACGACGGGCAACTTGAAATAACCGCCGTTGGCAAACCGCCGGGGACATATTCGCCGGCAAAATATGACGTGCATGAGAACGAACGACCATTTGTTGATTATAACCAAGCACCGCCAAGCGTTACCCGATTGAGTGTCATACAACCGCCGGGCGACATTGCCGGTGATGAGTTATTATTAGCCGTAACAGCCCCAAGCGGTTGGGGTGGGTGCAATATATGGGTATCAGATTCGGGAACGTCCTACAAGCAAATAGGCACGTTAAATCATAGGGCACGCATTGGCTCGCTAGTTAGTGGCTTGACTGATACGGCAACAAGTTGCACGGTCAAAATGTCATACGGCGAACTCAAAAGCGGTACTCATCTCGACGCCGAACGAGGGAATACCGTATGTTGGCTTAACGGTGAGTGTTTATCGTACGAAACCGCCACACTACAGGCTAACGGCAATTATGTATTATCCGGATTAGTAAGAGGGCAATATGGCACTACCGCCGTATCTCACAACGCGGGCGAAGAAATCGTACGCCTTGATGAGGCGTTATTCCGTGCCCCTTATCGAACCGAGGACATCGGCAAGCCGATTTACATCAAATGTACCTCAATGAATATTTTTGGCGGTCAAGAACAAGATTTAGCCGATGTAGAGGCGTTTGAATACACGATTAAGCCCTATTATATCCCCGAAGTTAGTAATCTCACGCTATACACTAAATACTATGATTTAGGGCAAGGGGTAAAGAGTTATGATGTTGTAGCAACCTATACACCGCCGAATATCACGAGTTTTGACACCGCCGAAGCGTGGTATCGAGAAAGTGGGCAATGGCAGTACGGCGGGAACGGTAACGGTCAAGTTATTATCAGCGGTTGCGAACTCGGTAAAACCTATGATGTTAGAGTACAGGTCAAAGACGTACACGGCAACTACTCACAGGGCGTCATTAAGTCGATTCAAGTAGTCATGAAATCAGAAAAGCCGAACACTCCTCAAGGGTTTAGGGTAAGTTTTAGCGACCGTGCCTATTTTAATTGGCTAGAGGTCAGAAATGCCGATGTAGACTATTATGAATTGCGGTCAGACTTGAATGTTGGCACTGATGCCGGTCTAATTGGCAGAAGCAACAACACAACCTATAGCACTGATTCACTCACCAACCGTCAAGGCACTATTTACTTGTATGCTCATAACCCTATCAAGGGATATAGTGCACCGGCTGTCTTAGAGTACAACGTACCCGTGCCGGTTGAGCCTGTTATATCAGCGATTACCCCGCGTTTGGGCGGCGTAGCGGTTGCGTTTGGCTCAATTCCAAGCAGTTGCAAGGGTGCCAACATCTATATTGACGATACAGTCTATTTTGTTACATCAAACTCGGCATTTATTGCATTAGACGGCGGTGTTTATGGTGTAAAAGTGGCGTACGTTGACCTATTCGGTGAAGGTGCTAAAACTACCGAACAACTCGTAACGGTTGAGATTAAAATCGACGCTAGTTTGATTGAAAACTTGAAAGTTACCGACGAAATGCTAGACGAAAGTATCAAGACTGAACTTGATAAATTAGACGGTTTAGACGGTATTCAAACAAGGGTACAACAAACCGAGAACAGTATCACGTCAATCGTTGCAAACTTGTCGGGCAGTCCTGCAAATAGTACTTATAGTGCGATTACTCAACTCAATCAAGCTATTGGTTTGAAAGTTGGTAGAGGTGATGTAGTATCGGCTATCAATGTCAGCCCTGAAACAATCAAAATAGCGGGCAAATACATTCAAATTGACGGCACTACTCAATTTAGCGACGGCGTTATCGTAAATCGCATGTTGTCGGCTAAATCCGTATCAGCGGATAAGCTCAATGTATCGTCATTAAGTGCCATAACGGCAACTATTGGCACGTTACGCACCCGAACAAGTGGGGCTCGTGTTGAGATTAGTGATAATTTAATTCAAGTATTTGACGCAAATAACAGGTTGCGAGTGAGGATGGGGATATGGTAACTACAATTGGCTTGATATTGCTTGCTGTTGGTGTATTAGTGTGGTTTTTGAAACGGAGGAAGAAGAAAGTGCCTCAAGGGTTACAAGTGTTTGATGAGAATGGGAACGTTATGCTCGATGTTACTGATAATTTGTGCCGTGTTATTGGCCAGATTAATTTAAACACGAAAAGTGGAAGAATACAATTAGATGCTCAAGGGGGGCAATTGTGGTATTACGTAGCGTACCCTGATGAAAGAAATTGGGCAATTAATATTAATGTTGAAAATAATATTTTGTCATGGAATTACACTCATAATAATCAAAAACATATGTTAGTTGTATTTATATATGGAGCGTACTAATGAGTAACTATATTGAAATACAGAATGATCACAATAAAGTTGTGATAAATGACAGTTTTAAAAACTTATCATTATTGCGGAGCACAGGGGTACATGACAATCAGTTTGTCCTTACTGACGTAAGAGAATATAGTTATGCAAAGTTGCAAGTGCCCAAAATTACTAATACTTTATACTGTTTTGAGCCTAACAGTGATGTTGTATCAATAGCCCCACTTTGGGAAGATGCTACAAAAATTACATATGGTATAGGGTATCAACACAATATATCTGATATTAATCCGGTGCGAATACATATATTTAATTACAATAATAATCTAGTAAGACAAGCTAATTGTGGACTAGAAATTATTAATGCGCACGGAGAAATTTTGTTTAATTCTGATAAAAAATATTTAAGAATTTTAGATTGCATTTTATCCCTTAAAGGGGCTCGCTTATTAGGTCGTAATGATCCATGGCCTAATTTTAATAGTATTAATCGGGGTTATGGCAAAAGAATTGGGATTATCCCATTAAACGGGTTATATGCAGATTCCAAAGATGGCGACATGTGGGAAGTAATTGTACAAAGTTTTTATTGCCATTCAGGTAGCGTAATGTCTGACAGTATCACTATAATGAGCGACCCTAACCCTGACTATGAAGGAACTTATTTAGCAGACAATCAAAGTTTATTAATCGTTAATCTAGCGGGGGTGTAACAATGAAGCGTACATTTATTACTAACGGCAAAATTACTTACCCACAAAATGGGCAAGCGTTAACTGCATTTACATTTATTAATCAGCAAACAGGGGATATGTTTAATATCTCCACCAATGACGAGGCGGAGGCTAATAGCATTGATTATGGGCAAGAGGTAACTATTGAGGTTACCCCAACCAATAGCCCAAAAGTAACCCCTATTATCAGCAAAGGGGAAGAATAGGAGGTAAGCCATGAAGAACGGAGTACCGGAGTACGACCTCGAAATTAATCAAGGTGATGACTTTTATCGAACCATACAATTCTCGATGGGCGATAAACCTTTTGATATTACCGATTGCACGTTTAGATTCGGCGGTAGGTACAATTTATCAAATAAAAAGCTTGATTTTACCGGACAAGTTGAGGTGTTGGATAGTCATACAATCCGTTTGCATATCCCTAACGAGGTAACCGGCAAGTTACAAGCCAATACAGACTACAAAATGCCGAAAAAAGCCTATTACGATGTGCAAATGATTAAGGACGGGTACGAACGGCGTATATTGCAAGGTGTGGTTAATATTTACGCCGGTAATGCTTATAAGGTTGCTATAGATACAAAGTAGGAGGTAGGCAAGATGGACCTTGCAAAATTCGAGGACATTCGCGTGAATGTAAGCGAGCCGGAGATACTGTCTCTTGACGTTAGCGAAGGTAAGGAAGTTATACAAGAACTATATGTAGCCGATGGTAAGTTAGGCATCACACACGGTAATGTGCTTGAGAAATTACCATATGATGACACAACCGACTTGAAAGCGCTCTATATATTAAGCAAAGGAGAAAACTAATATGGCGACTTTAAATGAAAATTTGAAAAGTTTTGCGGCAGCACTTGGCAACGATTATAAAGCCCTGAAGAGTTCGATTAGCGCAACTGATAACAAAATCGGCACTCTGGCAGGTCTTGAGACGACTAATAAGGGTGACATCGTAACGGCGATGAATGAACTCAAAGAATCTATTGTAGATGTGCAAGGCAAGGCGATTACGGAGGAAGCAGTGGATGTAAAGCTGTCTGCCAAACAAGACAAACTCACGCCCGGCAGTGGTATTACTTTAACGGGCAATACAATCAGCGCAAGTGTAGATTTAAGTGCATTGGCAACAATTGCAAGCGTTGACGATAAAATCAAGATCGCCGTTGATAAACTAGTGAACGGTGCCGATGCTACCATGGACACCTTTAAGGAAGTACAAGACCTCATCAGAAATGACCAAACCGTAGCAAGTGCATTGGCTGAAACCGTAGGCAAGAAAGTCGATTATGCTAACGCACAAACTTTGACCGCGGCTCAAAAGTTACAGGCTTGCACTAATATCGGCATTGGCGACCCGTCTATTGATTTAGTCGCCATCTACAACACCGCAAAGGGGGCGTAATAGATGCTAATTGACTCATTGGTAAGCGTGCTAAAGGCTATTGGCAAGGATATTAAGACAATAGCTGATAGTGTTGACAAGAAGGCGGATAGTGCTGACTTGTCATCTAAGCGTGATATTAGTAATACTGAGTTTACTAAAAGTATAGCAGTAAAGGCGGATGATTATAGTGGTATTAAGTTATACAATACAGCAGGCGGTTACGCTAGACTTGAATGTGCACCTGAACACAATACTGGTATTATTGCAAGTATTATCAAACGTGATAAGAATGATGCCCTGAAGTATGTATTAAGCCTACCAGCAAGAAATGGAACACTGGCAACTACTGAACAAATTCCTGAATTAGTACGTCATGTTGTAGACAGTTGGCACAACCCAGCGAACGGTGCCTACTGGCGTGAATGGAGTGACGGCTGGTTAGAAGAAGGAGGATACTGCCCTATTAGTGGTACACCTTCCATTGTCACAGTATCTTATCATAAACCGTTTAAAAATCCACCTATCATGACACTTACTGATGTGACAAAACAAGACACAACAGGTGGAGCTGATGTGTATAAAACTCCTACCACAACAAACTTTAGCGTCATATTAGTAAGGAATAATCGACAAGGTTTCTACTGGAAAGCGGAGGGGTATAAAGCATGATAGGAACTAAGATTTATAAAGATAAACTAAACAACTACACCGAGGTAGCCCAGTGGTGTAACGCCAACAACGCTACTATAGTCGAACGTGAAGACTACTATGAGGTAGTCCCAGTAGTAGAAAAATCGGAAGATGAACGAAAACGGCGCGAAACGGAACTTATGTATCGTCTAGAAGTAATTAAAAGCGGATATGCCGGAGCAGAATTGATGGGCACAGATAAAGAAACATTGCAAAGAGAATATAAAGCGACAGTTGAGGAGTTACTTAAACTACAGAAAGAGGTGGCAGAGTGAATTGGCAAGATTTATTAGCAATAGTCAGCATTGCAGCCATTATATTAGGTCTGATTGAAAGAGCCGCTTTATCCTCAATTACTGTTAAGTTGAATAATATTGAATCTAGTACAAATGATATTAAGGTCGAATTTAAGCAGTTGCGTCAGGATAGTCATAGTGCGGATAATCGTATTACTAAACTGGAAGAGTCTGTAAAATCGGTTCATAAACGTCTCGATGATATGCAAGAGCATTGCGGCAAAATGCATCTGGAGTGAGGGGTGGTATATGAATAAGCTAGTCAATAGAATAAAAGCCATATATAGCAATATACGCATTGCTAATATTAAGCCTACCGGCGTTCTAGCCACTAGGGCGTTGATAGGTGTGTTATTAATCCCTATAATTGTGGTTATTATGGCCTATGTAATGGCATTTACTGCCGGCAAAGTGACTGATGATAGTGGCCGTATTATTGACACCGGAATTAAGATTGTAGATCACATATTTATACCAACAGTGCTTACTGCTATCGTAGGGTTTTTAGCGCTTTGGATAGATAAAAACCACAACGGAATACCAGATAAGTTAGAAGATAATGATAATAAGCCACTCTAATTTCTAGAATGGCTTAATTATTAGATAAGGAGGTAAAACTATATTTAAATAAAGTGCGCCTATATTTAAATAAACTTTACTTTTAATTTGTAGTATGATAATATATGTATAAAGACAATCCCCCTACCTCTCCTAGTGAGCAGATTTATTCTGAGCGTAGGGGTTTTTTTATAGGAGAAAATGATGGAATATCCGAAACCGTTGACATTTGAAGCGTTGGCAGACTTGTTTAAACAGCGAGGCATGGAAGTTTTAGATAAAGATATTGAAAAGCTGAAACATATAAATTACTATAAACTAAAAGAATTTGCGCATCCTTTTGCTAAAACGCAAAAGATATAGAATAAAGTTTTTGTATCATATGAGGGAATAAAGTTTAGTGAAGTTCTTATGCGATATTATCAGGATAAGAATTTAAGACTTCATTTATTACATGCAATAGAAAAGATAGAAGTTTCAGTAAAAACTGAGTTGTCACATAAACTTGGATTAAAATATGGACCTTTTGGTTATTTATTATTTTATCAATGGGTTCATAGAGAAAAGTATTCATCATTCGAAGTAGAAGAAAAGCAATATAAGTTTAAAGTTAGTTTGCTTAAATCAATGAAAAGACAAAATTCTCCAGAATTTTCTAGAAAAGAAAATTTAAATAAAGATGGGTTTCCAACTATTTGGTTGGGAATTGATTTATTAACTTTCGGGGAACTAGTTATAATATTAGATTTATTGAATTCTAGCTTATTATCAGATATAGCTGCTAAATATAATACAACATCGGAAGAATTTTTATCGTGGATGAAATGTTTGAGTTTCATTAGAAACATATGTGCTCATAACGGAAATTTAATTGATGTAAAATTGAAAACTAAGCCAAAATATCGCAAAAAATGGATGTCATATTTATATCTAAGAACATCGAGAGATGGAAAACAAACATATCCAACTGATAGATTATCTATAGTATTATGTATAGTAATTCATATGGTTAATACGATTAATCCTAATTATAGGTGGAAAAATATAAAGTCTGGAATATTTAGTTTGTGTAGAGACTCAGAAGAAAGGGCCCATTTATTAGGCTTTCGAAGTTTGAAAGATGCAAAGAATATAATAAAATATATTTTAGAATAGAGCACTCTTTAGAGTGCTTTTTTTATACCCTAATAGGAGGTAAAACTATGAAAGTATTTATAAACCCCGGCCACGACCGAGTATATGATAGTGGAGCTATCAACCCGGTAACAGGAGTCCGTGAATGTGACATTGTTGCTAAAGCAGGTAAACTGTTAGCTGGCTATTTACAGACTGCAGGTCTTGAAGTTAGGACACTGCAAGATGATAGTTTAGCGTTGGTTTGTGCAGAGAGTAATGAGTGGGGCGCTGACTTATTTGTAAGTCTGCATTGCAATGCATTTAATACTCAGGCCCGTGGTACAGAGACGTATTATAAGTCATTTAATGGACAGAGGTTAGCCAACTTTATCCAGTCCCAGATTATCCGCAGCGTGCCTACAATAGATCGTGGTTGTAAAACGGGTAATTTATATGTCCTAAACAACACTGATACAGTAGCCGTATTAGTCGAGATGGCATTTATCGACAACATGGAAGATCTAGCAATTTTAGAGAATGATTTAGACAAAATGGTCCGGGCAATTGCTCGTGGCATTACTGACTATTGGACGGCTTAAAATAATTAATTAGGGGATAGGGATATGGATAATAAAAGAATATGCTATGTGCTTTATGCTGCCGTTGCAGTAGTATTGATTATTATTTGTACGGCATTTTATATTAACAGCCGGGAAAAAGTTGAACAGCCCAAAGTTATACCTCAAACTACTATGTCAAATCCAGTAGAGCTTGCTAAAGAAATTAAGGTTACACCTAAGCAAGCGTCTCAAATTGTAGAAGTGATACCTCAATCTAAGCCGGTTATAACGTATACAGTAGTAGCACCTGTAGTAGAAAAGGCTGCTGTTAAAACTGCTGAGGCAATTAAAAATAAATCACTGGATATACCAAAAGAAGCCACTGCTAATACTGATAGAACTGTTGTTGTACCGAATACTGAAAAACATAAGGTTGATGTTTACAAAATCAATCTTAACAAGGAACATAAAATTAAAGCCGGCGCAACGGTAATCAATGATAAGATATATCCATCTATCGGCTACCAAGCCGGGCGAGTGGAAGCATTAGCACATTTTGACGGTGTAAAAGTCAAAGGTGCGACAGTTTTATATACAATCGCCGAATGGTAG